ATAGATCAGGGTTTTCAACAAGTTCAAATGCACGCTCTAATTTAGAAGGCAAGTTACCAATATTCTTGTTTGTAACAATTGTGTCAGTGTAGATGCCAAGCGGGGTAAGAGTGCTTGTAGTACCGAGTTTGGCAACAGCTTGACCCACCATACCAGAAGCTGCACCCACACGAGTCACATAGGAGGTATGATTATCTACATAGCCGGGCACATTGAATGGTTGAGCAAGACTGTTGGAAGCCATTCTTACTTTCTTTGTGGGTAAACCATCATTGCCTAACCATGTATCGAGATAACGGTTTGTAACATATGGATTGCCTAGGATACGAATATTTGGCGACACAGCGGCATTCGTACCGAGGTAGAAGCTGATAGCAGGTCCACCTGTTTCTGTGGCAATCTGTCTGTGATAATCTAACGAACCTACATGACGCTCAGAAAGAACGTAATCCAACGAAATAACATCCGGTGAAAATACGCTTTGACGTAGTTTGAAGATACCTAGTGTCAATGTATCGGAGAATGTAGCATTGCCTAGATCATAATTACTGATATTTTCCATCACTTCACTGACGCTTGAACCATCACCAAATTTCGTAGCACTCAATGTAAAGTTTAAACGAGTTGTTGGAACTTCAATGTAGCTATTAATGGCAGTTGAACTGCTACCAATAGCATTAACACCAAGGATACCATCAAAAGGTGTTGCAGGGTTATTGTTATTGTTGTCAGTTAAGCCAACATAATAACCTTCAAACCGATTATTGACAGTTGTTTGTGCACGGTTCAGAATGACCAAGCCAGCCTGGCCTAGCGTTGCGTAGCTAAGCTTTGTACCAGCAGCACCACCAGTGAGTGATGGGTTATTGGACCACTCGATATTGTTATTCAAGAGTTCTTGGTATTGCTCGAGATCCAATTCTAAATGTGTTGGGTTGCCAAGAATATATGTACTAGCAGCAGATAGCGAATAGCTATAGTCCGATGTTAATGCTGTTGTGTTTGTTGTAAGACCGATAACAGGATAAGCTAGTGCGCTGTATCTCCAGGCTTCAAAACCTTCACCCTTTGCTTCACCATAAGGTAGTCTGGTTAGTTTTAATTGAACTGGAGCTTGAAGGGCGGCTTTAACTGTATAGTAAAAATAACGCTCTGCAGCATTGGTGGGCAGACCATATACTTGCTCGAAATCACTAATACTTGTTGGCTCTAAAACTTCGTCAACTGGTCCTTGATTGGAAAACCCAGTGATAAAAATACTAGTACCCTGATTGACAACTGGTCGCAGTGTAAGATCGACTTCTCTAATCTCAACTCCTGGACTTTGAATAGTTCTGGCCATTTTATCTAGTACCTCCAACAGGGAAAATTTGACTCATATCGTTTATATTTATATCTGTCGTACCTAACTTTTACTAAAAAAATAATTTTTATGATAATAGTGTCACTTTTAGCTGATGATATGCAAATTGAAAGCTACATTCCATCTCACCACTATCCCGATCACTATAATTTATACCTTCAAGTGTGGTTGGAAACGCTCGAATATAGTCAAACTGTATTGTTTTTTCATTGTATTCATCTAAACCAAATATGGTAATATTTGTCATATATTCATTTGCTCTAGAATCTGCAACTGGATCAGCAGGGCTAAATACACCTATTGCAGGGTTGTTGAACACTTCAAGCCATTTGTATATGACCCAATAATTGTTAAATTGATTGTCTACAGTAAAATCTATCTTGAGACTTGGAAAAGAGGGTCTATTGTATGAGGTGACCTTGAGTGTTTGACCAGAAAACGGTATCTGTACAGGTGGTATCTCAATAGGTGGTGCAACAGCACCAAATATACTGAATTGTAGTGCATCAAAATTAATCGAAGAGTTTCTTCTTGTTATAGCCCGTACATTATCTCTTAATACATTGGGTATTGTTAGGACACAAATAAATTTATCCCGCCTCTGCTTATTAAGTGGGCTCTGAAAAACTGGTGTTTCATTGACCGGGGTCTTATTAGTTACAATTGCCATATGTTATTTATCTTGTAAAAGGATCTTCAGGCATCTTCCATCCCTGCCTCTTCAAATCCTCAATCTCATCTTCTGCAGTTTCTCCGTCAAATAATGTAGGGAGCACAGTCTCCATGCCAGTATTTTTTTCGTTCGAATATACACTAAAAGGGCTCACCACACCGCGAATGCCATAATCGAGAGGTTTGATTACTTGAGGCCGATCACAATCATCTAACCTTATAACATCATAGTATCTGCTGCAAATTTCATTTTCAAGTATAATTAGCGCCCACACCAAAGACATAACACGATCATCCCAGCTGTCACTCCCTGGGCGGGCTCCCCATGTATTGTTTGGATATCGAATAAAGCTTTTGAATTCCTTGAGTGTATTGATATCACGAAATTTAAATACCTTGAGTTCATTGATCCAGTAGCGCATATTAGTGATGCCCCTATATTTGGTGTTCGTATGAGACAAGATACCGATGCGCTTGAATTCAGTTTTATCCCCAGCTTTGGCTCCCCAGGAAACAATATTTTCGTAACCGTGTGTAAATTTCAATTGCTCTACAACTTGTGCACCACAGCTGTTTCGCTCAATACACACTGGCGGCCTTCCCCATTGATTTAAAATTTCTAGAAGTTTTGTGGTAAATGCAAATGGCGCTGTGTCACGGGTATGATACACTGCAACTTGTTCGATATTGGTTAGATCGGTAATATCTAAAATCTGAACCACGCTTGCAGCTTCATTTACACCTTCACTAATATCCACCCCTGCAACATATAATCTATTTTCTTTTGGCTCTTCCCACACAAGATATTTTCCATTATCAAATACAAATTCTGGTTCCCTACAATCACGCAGCGCAGTATTGTAAAGTGATTCGTTGATGGAGCTTTCCCCGCCATGTAAAAATTCATTACCAAATTCTTGGGAAAAAGTTTCTGTGCTGCCTAGAGTTTTGATTGTGTCATTTTTCCATTTTTCATCACGCCCGGGGATCTCCCACCAATCAATTCGTTCTGCTTTCCAATTATTATCCCCCTCTTCTGCACCTTTGTAGAGACGGTAAAACAAATTATCTGTACCGTTGGGTGTACTGGCAATAAAAATTTTACTTTTCTTGGAACTACTAATGATAGGGTAAACAGATTCCCAAAACTTCTCCACAATGTGTGTGTCGATAAAAGCCAACTCATCCAACACAAGACAGTTACAGCTATCACCTCTACCTGCATCGCTACTTGTTGTACTAATTCCAATACTACTCCCATTTGTTAGTGTCATGCTTGTCTGTCCGTACTCCACAACACCAGGCTTCAAGAAGTTTGGCAACATTTCATAAGCCAGTCTAACTCTTTTGAAGATATTTTTTGCAGTCTGCTCTTTATTTGCCACAATCAATATGCGCTGATCTTCATTGAAGCATGCATTCCAGAGACAATATATTGTCATTTGTGTCGTTTTTCCACTCTGACGACTTGACAATAATATAACAAATCGATTGTCGCGAAGATTTCTCAGAACACGCTTTTGACACGAGTAAAGCTTAATCTTCTCTTTTCCCCTATCTAAGTTAATGATAAAGAAGTAGTTTTCTGCAAAATGTAGAAGGTTTTTCTTACACTTCTTTATCTCGCTGATCATTTCTGGTGTATACTCAAACTTGGTATCCAGAGTAGGCAGTCTTTCGTTGCCGAGATAATATTTTTCTTTGTCTGCCATATTTTTATTTATCAACTAGTATAAATACATATATATGACAAGAGTTAATAGTATCAAAGATATAGGTGCAGTTTACGCTTCCATGAAGCAAGCAGCCAATGAAAAGGCAAAAGCTACAGAAGTTACTGCAGAGAAACTCACAGATGTTGTTGAAGAGAAGGCTGGCGCAAAGCTACCATTCTTTCCTGAGGCAAAAGATAAGAAGATTGATGTAAAGAAAATCACGGCAAAAGGATCTGATAAAAAAGCTTTTGTTCATAAAGATTCAGGCCCCGCGGCTGCCAGTGGGTTCAGCAAGAACGCTATTGACCCCAAAAAGGCTACAGAAGACAATCATTACACACCGCAAAAATTTTCTTCAGCCCTTGAAAAAACAGAAGCAGAGGATATAAATAATGGTATGAGCAAATCAATTTTTGACAAACTATACGAAGATGTAATGAAGGACGACGCCTTGGATCTTGGCATCCAAGCTGGTCCCGAAGGCGAAGCTGGTGATACAGCTGGTGATACAATGGAAAGTGGTGATGAGGTAACTCTAACCCTTCCTCGTGATGTCGCACAAAAGCTACATGACATGCTCATGAATGTTCTCGGCGCTGAAGTCGAAGACAAAGGTGAAGAGGATCTTGGTGGTGAAGCTGAAGATACTGGTGAAGAAGATGAAATTCAAAATGCTGAAGTTGCCGGTGAAGCCACAGCAATTGAAGAGCTTCCAGACAGCAAAGGTCAAGCCTTGACAAGTAAGAATAACAAGGTTCACGCCACAGTAACAAAAGCTGGTCACGGTAAAGGTGGCGACAGCAAGGTTACAGATAAAGTTGGCAATGATGGTGACAAAGGCCACGCACTAGTTGGTTCTGGTGTCAAAGGTGGTGCACCAACATCCGTTAAAGGCAAAGCTAACGTTGTTAGCGGCGTCATTAAGGGTGGCGGAAAAGGCGACCAAAGCTTCTTTCAATAAGCTAATTTAAAAAAATCAATTTTTAAAAGCCGTCTTAATGACGGCTTTTTTTTTATAAATAATACTGTGAACATCTTCTCCACTATCTTTAATAGGGTGTTAAATGAAGAGCTTGAGTCTATAGTTGAATTTACCACATGGAACTCTGGTACATTATCAACTAATATTGGTCCTAATTTCCTTAAACCTACGGAGAGACATAGAAAGATTATTAAGGATCCAGGATTTAGAAAATACGCACAAACAGTACCTGATATGCATCGTCCAGATCCCAAAGCTATTCAATCGTTTAATGCCTTAAAATCTTCAACAAATGGCCGCAAAGCATTGAGCCAGGATGAAGTGCAGAAGCTCTGCAAGCAGTTCAGCATAAGCAGGTTAAATGCCAAAGAGCCAAAAAAATTAGGCAACACTGGCATTTTATTGAAGTTTGATCCCACTCTTAACGGGTATGTTTTACTAAAATGAGCGTAGATAAATATACAGGCTCCAATTGCATCAGAAAATACCCTCTCCAGTACACCACAAGCACGTTGCGTTTCACTGATAAAGAGAATAATGAATGTGAGCGGAATCTTTTTAGCAATTACTGGAGAGAACAGATTGATATGTATGGTCAAAAAGCCATGTACTATCAAAACACCACTAGTACACTCTGTGCAGACAACATTTATGGTGAACAACCAACAGCCAGATTCCAAAACCCACGACCTGTAATAATGGCTATAAAGCTATCTGAAAATGCTTTAATTTTAAGCAAATTTGGATACATGAGCGATGAGCAGTGTACAGCTTACATGCATATCAGTTCTTTCTATGCAGTATTTCCACCTGAAGATGAACCCAAGTCTGGTGACGTGTTCCAGTTAACTGAATACGGCAGCGACAGACCTGGGGAAAGAAATGGTAAGCTTTACGAAATAACAGAACGCTTGGATCAGGAAAACTCAGAAATTAATCCTTTGATGGGACATTATGTCTGGCTATTGAAGGCCAAGCGCTTTGATTATTCCTTTGAACCCAACATCACACCGGAGCGTGGTAGCGCCCAGGTACATGATGATAACCGTTACGGTACTATTACAAGTTCAATTAGTAGCGATACAACCTTTGGCTTGCGTCCTAGCAGCTACCCCAGCAGTGCAGATACTGCAAGTGTCAATACTGTATTTGATATGTCAATTAATAATACAGAAATTTATGGTGGCTACTATTGATTTGTAGCCAACGGTTCCCATGCCTCAGAGCCTACCTCAACATCCTCTTCTTCAACCT